AGCAAGTTGAAGAATCCTAGATTTGCTTACATAGCTCCTACATTCAAACAAGCAAAGTCTATTGCCTGGGATTACATGAAGCAGTTCACAGCAAAGATACCAAACACAAAGTTTAATGAAACAGAACTAAGAGTTGATTTACCTAATGGAAGTAGAATAACATTACTTGGTGCAGAAAACTCAGATGGGTTAAGAGGTATATACCTAGATGGATGTGTCATAGATGAATACGCTAACATTGATGGCAAACTATTCTCAGAAATAATTAGACCAGCTCTATCAGATCGTAAAGGCTACTGTGTCTTTATTGGTACACCTGCTGGAATGAACAACAACTTCTATGATCTATACCAACACGCAAATGGTGCAGAAGATTGGTTTAACTACAAAGCTAAAGCAAGTGATACCAAGATTGTAGATCCAGAAGAATTAGAGAAAGCAAAAGAAGTTATGGGTGAAAAGAAGTACCTACAAGAATTTGAGTGTGACTGGATTGCAAACATAGAAGGTGCAATATACGGAGAAGAAATTAACAAAATTGAAGATAAGAACCAGATAGCTAGAGTTCCCTACGATCCCACTTTGCCTGTCTCTACTGCCTGGGATCTCGGTGTCGCAGACCACAGTAGTATTATATTCTTTCAGCAAAAAGGAACATCAGTACAGATAATAGATTACCATGAGGAACGTGGTCATGGCTTACCTCACTACATTCAGATGCTAGAAGAAAAACCCTACATCTACAAAGATCACTTTGCTCCACATGATATTGATGTGCAGGAGTTTGGCAATGGAAAGACCAGAAGAGAGATAGCATATCAGTTAGGAATTAGATTTAAGGTAGTGCCGAAGCTACCAGTTGAAGAAGGCATCCACGCAGTAACCATGCTGCTCCCTAGATGCTGGATTGATACAGACCATTGCAAAAACTTGATAGATGCGTTAAGACATTACCATAGGAAGTACATCGACAAAAATAGAATGTTCAGATCGAAACCTGTCCACGACTGGAGCAGTCATGCGTGTGATGCGATGAGGTATCTAGCTGTTGGGTTACAAGAAATTAATACTAGACAATCAGCTCCACAAAGTGTAGCAGATAATGATTATAGGATTATTTAATTATGGGATCAATACTTAAACCAAAAGCACCAGCGTTGCCACCTGTGCAACCTTTGCCTGAACCCCCTGAAGCAGAATTGTCAGCAGAGGAAAAAGCAAAAATTAAAAAAGAACAAGATGCTATTGAAAGAAGAAGAAAAGGTAGAAAGTCTACTATCCTTACTGGACCATTAGGCATACAAGAATCTGAAGAAGAAAAACTTAAAACTTTATTAGGAGAATAATATGTTAGAGAAAATTAAAAAAGCTATTAAGAAAATGAAACCTGCAAAGAAAAAAGCAGAACCTAAATTTAACAACATGAATGATTTACAAAAAGGTATAGCAGTAAATAAAGAAACAAAATCTGAAACTGTATCTGAAACTAAATCATCTTTAACATTTGGTAAGTAATGGGATCTAATAGTTCTTCTAATGCTGGTAATAGTGGATCAGATGCTTTTGTAAATAAAAAATCAAAAGTAAAACCAGTAAAGAGAGATAAGTTTGGTTACACAGTAAAAGAAAATCCTGTTAAGAAATTTATTTCTAGTGGTGGAGTAACTGGAGCAATTATTAGTGGTCTTACAAATGGTGAAGAAGTTAATAGAAAGTTTTTTGAAGAGAAAGTTAAACCTGCAGGAAAAAGTAAATACGATACTTATGAAGATTACATAAGAGCAAGAGGTAGAGGTGAAGTAGATGCTTATGGTAGAACAATTACTAAATCAGATAATGGTGGTGCAATAGCAAGTAGTGGTCAAGTAGTTCAATCTCCAGAAGTAACTGCTCCAACTACAGCAGAAGTCTCACAAGCAACAACAACAGATGCTGTAGAAGATCCTATTGAATTAAGAAAGCGAAGAGTAAAAGCAAAAGGAAGAAATCCAACAATCATGACAGGCGTTACTGGTGTAACTGCTGATTTGACTTTAGGTAAACCAAGTTTATTAGGTAGAGCATAATGGCACAAACAGATAAAGCAAAAAATTTATTAAAACGATACGATCGTTTAAAAGCACAAAGACAAAATTGGGAAAGCCATTGGCAAGAAGTTGCAGACTATATGCAACCAAGAAAAGCTGATGTAACTAAAACAAGATCTAAAGGTGATAAAAGAACTGAACTTATTTTTGATGGCTCACCATTACAATCAGTAGAATTATTAGCAGCATCATTACATGGTATGCTGACAAACCCATCTACTCCTTGGTTCTCTCTAAGGTTTAAACAAAATGATATGGAGAATGAGGATGAAGCAAAAGAATGGTTAGAAGATGCAACAGAAGTTATGTATGCAGCATTTAATAAATCAAACTTCCAACAAGAAATATTTGAATTGTATCACGATCTAATTACTTTTGGAACTGCTGCAATGTTTATTGAAGAAGATGATGAAGATATTTTAAAATTTTCTACAAGACACATTAATGAAATCTTTATTGCTGAGAATGACAAAGGAAGAATCGATACAGTATTTAGAAAGTTTAATTTATCTGCAAGAGCAGTAATACAAAAGTTTGGTGATGTATCAATGAACATCATGACTAAAGCAAACAAAGATCCATACGAAGAAGTATCAATACTTCATGCAGTATATCCTAGATCTGACTTTGATCCTAAGAAACAAGATAAACAAAATATGCCTTTTGAATCTGTATACCTAGATGCAGAATCTGGTGATGAATTATCTGTATCTGGATTTAGAGAGTTCCCTTTTGTAGTACCAAGATACTTAAAAGCATCACACGAAATCTATGGTAGATCTCCAGCAATGACAGCTTTGCCAGACGTGAAGATGCTAAATGAAATGTCAAAGACTACAATCAAGTCTGCACAGAAACAAGTTGATCCACCTTTATTAGTTCCAGATGATGGCTTTATGTTACCAGTAAGAACTGTACCTGGTGGTTTAAATTTTTACAGAGCAGGAACTAGAGATAGAATTGAACCATTAAACATTGGAGCAAATACTCCATTAGGTTTAAACATGGAAGAGCAAAGAAGAAACTCAATTCGAAATGCTTTCTATGTAAATCAATTAATGATGCAGAGTGGTCCACAAATGACAGCAACAGAAGTTATCCAAAGGAACGAAGAGAAGATGAGATTACTTGGTCCAGTATTAGGTAGACTACAATCTGAATTATTAAAACCATTAATCGATAGATGTTTTGCTTTGATACTTAGAAAGAATTTATTTAGACCAGCACCAGAATTTTTAGCAGGTCAAGATATAGAAATAGAATATGTATCACCATTAGCTAAAGCACAAAAGTCTACAGAGTTATCTTCTATTATGAGAGCAATAGAAATCTTAGGTAGCTTATCAAATGTTGCTCCAGTATTCGATCATATCAATATGGATAAATTGGTTAGACACTTGGCAGACATTGTAGGTGTTCCACAAAAAATATTAAAACCACAATCTGAATTGAATGCTGAAAGACAACAAGCAGCTCAACAACAAGAACAAATGCAACAGATGCAACAAGTACAACAACTAGCAGAAGCAGGGGGAAAAGTAGCACCATTAGCAAAAGCATTACCAGAAGAAGCACAAGCTTTAGTAAACGCTGATGTTGAATAATTTATGGAATCAAATAAACAGCTAGAGAATCTAGTAAAAAAACTTAGAGAAAATTATCAATATATTTTTAATACAGACGAAGGCAAAGAGGTTTTGTCTGACTTAGAAAAAAGATGTCATTATCATTCTACCACCAATGTAAAAGGTGATAGCCATGAGAGTGCATATATGGAAGGTCAACGCAGCGTACTTCTATTTATAAAATCAATGCTGCAAAAGGAGAATAAGAATGTCAAGTGAACAGATAACACAAACTGATGTGCCTGTAGAAGAAACGACACAAACTACTACAGACACTCCTCAAGTAACAGAACAACCAGTTACTTCAACAACAGCAGAACAACCAACTGTTGCTAAATCTTGGAAAGAAACAATCTCAGAAGAGTTTAGAAATGATCCAAACATTTCTAAGTTTACTGAAATAGATGCGTTAGCTAAATCTTATATCAACGCAACTAGAATGATTGGTCAAGATAAAGTTGCAATACCAAATGAAAACTCAACTGATGATCAATGGAATGAAGTTTATGGAAAGCTTGGTAGACCAGAATCACCAGACAAATATAAACTAGAAGCTAACTCAGATGTTGTACCATTAGATGAAGGTGCAATAAAACAATTTGCAGAGAATGCTCATCAACTTGGTTTAAATAATAAACAAGCACAAGGTATCTTAGAGTTTTATAAAAATTCTATGGAAGGTTCTGCACAACAAGCAAGAATAGATACTGAGACTGCTCAAGCAAATGCTGAAGCTGAACTTCGTAAAGAGTGGGGTGGTAACTATGATAACAATATTAAGAAAGCTGGATCAGTTGCTAAAGCAAATATGAATCCACAAATCTTAGATATGGAACTTAAAGATGGTACAAGATTAGGAGATCATCCAGAAGTTATCAAAGGCTTTGCAAACATTGCTAATCTTTTATCTGAAGATAAATTAGTTGGTACTGAAAGCGAAAGCGTAGATAAAGGTACAGACTACGAAGCTGAGATTAGTAAAATTGTTAATGATCGAGATGGTCCATATTGGAATAAAGCTCATCCAGATCATGATAAAGTAGTACAGCAAGTATTTACTTTAAGAACTATGAACAATGGATAACAAAGAATTAAAATTAGAAGTTCTTCGTATTGTAGTAGAAAGTGGATCAGAAAATCAAAAATCTAATCCCTTGCCAATCTGCGAAGAATATTATAAATGGATTTCTAAGGCGGATGAAAATTCGCCTAAGAAAAGTAAGACAATTCGAAAGACAAGCTCTGCGAACCTTACTGACAACAAGGAATAGACTTGTAGTCTAAAAGACTTTAAATCCAAGAGAAGCCAGAATTTCTGATAACGTCTCTGTTTTGTTTTAACATTAACTTAACAATGAAGGAGACATAATATGTCAACTGAAATAACAAAAGCATTTGTAGAACAATACAGTTCAAACATACAAATGTTATCACAACAAAAAGGTTCTCTTCTTAGAGATAAAGTAAGATTAGAATCTGTAACT